AAGGACGGTGGTCCATTGTATTCATTGAAATACTCACGAATCAGATCATAGACTTTTGTATGTGGTGTGTCTGTGAAATACTCATCTTTGAGATAAGGCAATACATTCCGAAGATAGAACTCATCACTAATCAGTCTTGAAAGAATGATGTCTTCAATATTATCACTCTTCAGAATCATTCACAAACTCCTCAATTTCATCTTCACGAATAATTGAACCGTGTGACACTTGATAACGTTGTTCAATATAATCATTGAACTTTTTAGATGTCACGATAGGCATCCAAAAGTCTTTAGTGTTCGTGTCCTTAATACGATACTTCTTATCTTCAACCTCACCAGTTTCCATATCAACTTTTGCGTACCAACCCTGATTTGGTTTGACAACAAAACCACCGTCAATTGCAATATCAAGAAGACCTGACCACTTACTAATACCACCATCCCACGATACACTGACAGGAATCTTTGATTTCTCTTTTACATATCGTGACTTTTCAACGTTAATGATAAAATCGTAACCAAGAACTTCTGTGCCTTTCTTGTCTTGACGGCGACCAATAATATAAATGTTATCAGCTGAATAATAAGAACCAGTACCTCCACCAACAATATCCTTCGGAAACAAACCAATCTCTTTGTAAGTATGATTGACCACAACCATTGGAATATCTTTCATTGTTAAATGAGGTGTCACCATACGAAACAGTGACTTGATTTGTTTTGCTCGAGACATATCAGCAACTGACTTTTGATCCATTGCATCTTCAACTTCTTTCTTTGATGCAAGGTTACCAATAGAGTCAATCACAATAACGACTCGATCACCACGCTCAATAGAATCGAGTTGCTTCATAATATCAAATTTGAGTTGCTCAACATCAGTAATTGGTGTATGCAAAACACGATCCATATCAATGTTAAATGACTCAAAATATGACTTTGGTGTACCAAACTCTGAATCATAAAATAACAAAGCAGCGTCAGGATACTTTTCCATATAAGACTTTGCCATCAACAAACTGAATGCGGTCTTGAAATGTTTACTTGGTCCTGCCCACATCGTGAGACCAGGAGTCAAACCACCATCAAGTTTGCCAGACAATGCGACATTGATAATAGGTACTGACGTTGGCACCATATCTTTATCATTGAAAAATTTAGATTCGGAAAGAACTTCCGTAGATTTGATTGTTGAAGTTTTCTTTAGCTTTTGTAGCATACTCATATAACATCACTCCTCAGTAATTAATACCATTATAAAATAATTTTGATCACTTTGTCAACCCCTTTGTCCAAGATGGACTGAATGCATCTTTGTAATTTGCAACAGAAGTTTTCTTTCGATCCACGCCCTGTTCTCCTTTTTTGAAGTTCGATGTGGATGTCCTTGCCCAACAGACAACTTGTTCGGGATGACAAACATATAGTGGTAGTTTGCTTGCGCGTTGCATCATCAACCAACGATCAACGCCAACGCTTACTCCTTCATCTCGTGCGTGTTCCCATAACCATTTTGCGGTGTTTGGTGTCAGACCACAAGCGTGAACACCAATCGCACGACGAATTTCAATGAATTCTTTTGCAGGTCCGATTGGATTGTAATCATTCACTCCTGCAACTCGATGACCAAATGTTGTTGCCGCCATATCTGGAATGTCAATGTTTCGCACATCCCCCTTTACAATCGCATCGTGTTCAAGAATAATGCAGGATTTGTCTAACTCAATGATTCGTTTCCAACACTTGATGTGAGATGAATGACAACAACAGTTGCCCATTGTGTTCTTGTATCTTGGTGATTTTTTTGCACCGACTGATTGAAACGCTTCCTCGCATTCAAGAAACTCAACCGCATCAATGAACTCATAAGGTAGGTTATGTTTTTCACAAGACTCAGCGCAATCAGCAGCATACTGTTTTGATAGTTCAACACCTTGACGACGAATGATCAATGCACGATCAATTGTATTCATTTTGATACTTCACTAACTTTGGATTTGCCTTATAATGTTGTGGAACCTCTTCAGAGTGAACACGTTTCAACTCATCAAATTTACCTACGACATTCTTATGCAACAATAAACCAGTATGACTAATGTAAGTTTTATCAATGAACATCTCATAGTCATCTGACAAATTGAGAAGACCATCACAATAATGATTATGAATACCAGGCGGTTGATAGTCGTGGAATGTAATCACATCAAACTTTGTATGCAAGTGTGTAAGCGCTTCCCACCTCAATGACGAAATACAGTCAATGAACAAAAAGTTCATATCGTCTTCAATAGAATCTAACATAAAGTGTCGAGCATCAAGCAACTCTTGTTCGGTCAACTCTTTACGCCTTGTTGGTCTCTTAACTCTCTTTGGCATTTGCTGATGAACCAAACGATGATTTTCGTCTTGTTGTAAATCGGAACTCATTTTATTGATCCACTCAAGGTCAGTCTCTACACCAACTACTTTCTTTGCGTTACGAAAAAACATTGGTGTGCTATAATAACCAATACCGAGTTCCAATACACCAGTGATGTCGAAAACACGAAGAATGCTCTTATTGATTGGTGTATGTGACGACCATCTTATTTGTTGTTTATTCATTTATTCCGTGTCCCTCTTTTGAACCCATTTGCATAATAGATTCTTCTTCGACTTTTACGTATTTTTTGCCATCTTTTACCACGGTCTTTCGATTCATCAGTGAGTAGTTTGCTGCAATCAACAATAGAATTGCCATTGGATCGAAGACAAAAATAAATGCAATGATCACCCATCGAACCGCATCTTCTAATCTTTCTTCTCCATCATCATAAATTAACTGCGCGATATAAAGAATCGGCCCTACTTCAAGTTCAACCGATTGAACCTCACGTTGTAATTCAAGACGTTCTGTTTGAAGTTCATCGATTTTTGTTTGTGACGTATCAATCAATTGTGTAAGTTCACTTCTTTGTTCTTGTTGATTTTCACGAACGGCTCTTGCACCATCCGGGCCAGAGATACGACTGAACTCAATTAATGTATTGACCGTTTCATCTAATTGTGATACAACCGCTTCTGCATTATCAATTCGTGTTTGTTCACGAGCAATCTGTTGATCTAATCGTTCAATCACTAATGTGTTCGAACCAACGGACTGTGTTTGGTCAAGGTGCGCCTTTGATAAGAGACCAAAGATGCCCATACTGGTGAGCATCATTGCGATAAAGACCAATGGCATCATAAAGTATTTGATTCTTGTTGGTTCTTCCCAGTTTCGATATATCCAACTGACACCGACAATCTTACCCGTCTCAATCACTGAACCCATCACCAACGCAAAGGCAGGCATTCCTGCGAAAATTGCAACAATACCAAAGATTGCAAAGACAGCGGCAGTGGCTGCCATTCCCAATGCGGTGATGAGTGTGAGAACAGGGAATATCATTTACCTGCAACCTCATCTAATTTATCTTTGAACTGTTGAATCTTTTCAACACGATCAGGCCAATAAATGTAATCTTTTTCTGGATTGGTCGCAAGATTTTTCAACAAAGGAATGACCATACGATACAAAGTTTCAGTTCGAGACTTCCAATCATCAACTTGTTCTTGTAATTCTGATGATGTGTTTTGAACTTCTTGACGCGCTTCTTGAACTGCATCAAGCGCATCTTCATCCATCATTGTAAAGCCGAAGTCAAAGTCTTCTAATTTTGTTTCTTCTTTCACCCAAAAAAGTCCTCGATAGTATTTCGTTTTTCATGTGTCCAATCAATGGTGTGCAAGATAACGTTGATAGGATCTAAGTATCCTTTCACAAATTGCATTTCATAATCAATATATGAATCTAATCCAAATTCTTTTGGAAGAGTATCAGGACAAGCAATTACTTTATCACGAATTGGATTCGGCAATTTCAAATAACAAAACCGAATCTTTTCACCATCATTGATCGATTGATATTTCTTTTGTAAATTATATTTATTCAAATAATGGTTATAAAGAAGAGCACCTTTTACCTGCAATGGTGTTGCCTTTTTATAGATCGTATCTTTATCAGCATATGATTCAGTATACACTCCACCATTTGGTCCCTTTATCGTTTTCATAAAATTGATACCACGTGGAAAAGCAACATCCTCAAACGGTAGTGCAAAAAACTCTTTTCGTATTTCAGCAATATACTTTTGAACAGACTGCTCGTCCTCATTCATAATTTTATGAAGAGTATTTTTAATGTATGCACGAAGGACAGCTGGCGTTGAACTTCGAATTGCTTCAATGCCCATCATCTTGAGTTCAGGTTCTTCAAATCGAACACCTTCAGAATCATACACGTTCATAATGTAACGCTTTTTGGCAGTCCATATGCTTTTGTTAGAAATGATTTCACGTTTCATTATCATTTTTTGCTCATAAGCATTCATGTAATCTTTGAGCTCATGATAAGATTTGTCAATGAATGGTTCAATCTTTTCTTTTGCTACCTTATCAAGAAAGTCAATTACAGTCTGTGTGTCAACTTCTTTATCACCATATACTTTTTGAACAAGTTTATCAAAACAAATATAGACCGAATCAGTATCGGAAGCTAAAACGTAATCTTCATTTTTCGTTTTAAGTAAATTATTGAGATAAGCATTAATTTTCTTTTCAATCCAACGAATAGACAACTGACCAGACATCGTAATAGCTTCAGCGTTTTCTGTTTTATACCAGCGAAAATATCTATTCGCAATAGCACCATAAGCAGAGTTCAAAAGAATTTTCAGCGCATGTTGCATGTTATGATAAATTGATATTTGCTGTTCGAGTTTTGGATCTTTTGTTTCTTGATATTCACGCTGAGCATCAAGCATTTTTTGCTTAAACTCTTTACGACGATCATACATGCGTTTCATTAGCTCGGGTAAAAATCCACGACTGTCAGTTTTATAAAATTGTGCGTTGGGTGTTACCGTGAGGTTTTCACCTTTGAGAACCGAAGTATCAATTGACTCTTCAAGATACATGTCAACTGAACCAGTATGACTAAGGCTATGAAACTTTGGATCACAATCATAAGGATCGAGATGTGTCTCAGGTGATATATTGTATTGCATAATCAAATGCGGATAAAGTGAATTTAGATCAAAGCTCATCACCCATTTGTGCATACCAACAATTGGAGGTTTAACATAGCCGCCTTCGATGCCTCGATGATCATTCATATTTTTACGATGAGTCGGAATCACAATTTTTTGATCAAGTAAATAGTTGTGAATAATTGTATCCCAATTTGACAAAGTACTTAATGAGTCAGAATAATTAGTACCGGAGTCATACGAAATAGCAAAGATCTGATTCATATAGCCAAGATGTTCATCGAGCATAAAGATCAAATCAACATCGCGTATGTTATATTCAATAAATTTTTGAAAGTCATCACGATATAGTGTAAAAAGATTAGAATGTTCTGAATAATCTAATTTCTTTTGGCCGAGTTCAATCTCAGCAATTGCATCTAAACGATAAGATTCACGTGGTTTAAGTCGAAACTTTTTGTAAACAGCAAGATAGTCAAGACATGAAATACCTAAAAACTTATAGGATGTTTCGTCTTTTGTTCCGAATTTGACAGAATAGTCTTGAACAATTCCCCACGGTGATAAACGCTTAATCGATTCTTCACCAAGCACTTGACGAATACGATTGACCAAATAAGGAATATCAAAGAATTCAGTGTTCCAACCAGTTAATACATCAACATCAAGATTTTCCCACACTTTTAAGAATTTCTGAAGTAAGTCAGCTTCATCTTTACACTTCATGTAGTATGTGTTTTCATCATCAGATTTGAAGTCACCACAGCCAAGCGCGATTCGCATATTACGTCGGCGCATAGCAATGGCGGTAATCGGTTTAGTTGCTTCAGATGGTTGAGGAAAACCATCATCAGATTGAACCTCAAGGTCAATAGCGACTACATTGATTTTACTTGTATCAGGCTCAATGTTCTTATAATTTTCATAAATGTAAACATAAGGCCACTTATCATAGCCGTAAATTTCCATTCCTTGTACATCATCATATTTACGAATGAAATCACGTGCTTCACGAATTGTTGAAAATGATTTGGGTTGAACTGATTGTCCATAAATAGTAGTGTAACCAGTCGATTGCTGGGATGGAACAAACAGTTCAGGCTCGTAAGGAACTTTCTTTTGAATTCTTTGTCCACTGGAATCAAATCCACGGACATAAAGGTGATTACCAATATGAAAAATGTTTGTATAAAATTCGGTCATAAAATACTTTCCTTGTTTTCAAGACCATTATATCAAAAAAACAAACCAACTGTAAATAGGAAACCAAAAATGAATCGACAAAGATTGCGTGAACAGCTTATTCAAGACGAAGGTGTAGTTTATGAAATCTATAAAGATCATCGAGGTTTCAAAACCTTCGGTATCGGACACTTAGTGAAACGGCACGATGAAGAATATGACTGGGAAGTTGGAACTCCCGTGTCAGAAGAACGAGTGTGGTCTGCGTTCGATGAAGATTTAGATATTGCTATCAACGACTGTCTCGCATTATATGATGACTTTGAATCTTGGCCGGCAGAGGTTCAAGAGATTCTTGTGAATATGGTATTCAATCTTGGCCGACCCGGTTTGTCAAGATTCGTTATGTTCAGGTCTGCCCTTGAAGAAAATGATTGGCGACTTGCCGCACAATACGGAAGAGATTCCCTATGGTATCGACAAGTCACCAATCGTGCCGAACGCCTTATGTCAAGGTTGGAGCAAGTCTAACCTTTCAATAAACCGCGTTCGGTTGTCTTATCGTTGATATGAATCGTGCGAGGTTTTTTCTCTTCAGGAACCTCTACTCGAAGATCGATTGAGAGAATTCCGTGTTCGAGATTTGCACCATCAACAACCGTATGTTCTGCTAAACGGAATGTGCGACTAAAATCTTTTGTCGTGATTCCCTTATGAATATAGTTCAAATCTGAGTCATCACGTTTTGCACCTGTGATGATTAGATTGTTTTCCTTCGACTCAATGGTTAAATCATCTTCACTACAACCAGCAACAGCAAGTTGAATAGTGTATTCATAATCACTGTGTTTGATTACATTGTGTTTCGGAAAACCATCGGTTGAACGATTGAGTTGATTTTCGATTTCATCGAACAGACGATCGAATCCAACCATGTTTGAGGGAAAAGTTTTTACCATGTTTACCATAATTGCCTCCTAAAGTTTAGCAAGGTTAAAAATGTGACCGGACCATTCCGCATCACAATACTATTTATACAGATTTTTTACGATAATCCAGTTCGTTTTCAAATACTTTTTTAATTTTTGGCGACAGTGATTTGATTGTGTCTAAACACGCTTCAATATGATCTGTTCTCATTTCATTCAAACGAATAAATGTAAGAGGCATATCAGCGTCGATACCGTAAGTGCCCCAAGAAAAGTGTTGACGAATTTCTTCGTGATCATCATCCATAGTAAGTGTAATCAACTCTTCATCACCATTTACTGAACACCGAACATAATCTAACCCCCCATCAAGCATATATTCTTTACCATTTGTTTCATCAATGTGACTCACGTAATCGTGTACGTGGCGACTCTCAAGCAAGGTTCCATCTGGTGTTCGCAATCCGTTATACACAATTTCGTATGGTTCAACCTCATTTTCTTTTTGTTCAGATAAAAGGTCACTCTCAACCATATCATACGAAAAGTATTTTAGAAATTCGTCTTGATTTTCTAGGTTGAACTCGCCGTTGTTTGCTTTCAACCACGCTTTACGATCAAGAACTAAAGTGCTTTCCAACCGTTCACGCATTTTCTTTGCGGCGTTTTCAAGTCCAACAATGATATCATAAAGGTCTTGAGCAGCGTTCCAGTCTCCATCGTGATACGAAAGAACCTCTCCTTTTTGCGCTGAATCATTGTAACCTAAAACTTTCGGAATGGTTTGCATTTCAAACTCATTGTCAATCAACTCATCCCAAGCCATATTGAACTCAAACCCATCATCACTATCACTAAAAAATACGCAGCCGCCCATACCATTCGGGTTGAAATGCATTGTCGGATCTAATTCAATTGTATGTTTCACGTTTGGTCTCCATAACATAATAGTTTTGCATTGACATCTTCTCTGTCTTTGATTTGTTCTTGAAAGTTTGAAAGCCATTTGCTAGTAGCGGCAGTCATACCTTCACCCGCCCGCAAACACTTATAAGTGCTTCCGCTGTCTGTGGCAAATTCAATATGATGTTTCATTTCAGTCTCTTCGACAATGGAACTACTCAGTCTCCAATTATCACCATCCAAGTATCCACCGTTCCATCCTGACAGTATCTTGCGAAACGTTTTATCATCGTGTGTGATTTCAACCACAACCCAACGGTCAGGTGTGATATTTTGTTCTGGTGGCATCTTCATTCTACATCTCCAAACTCATCATCTGCCCAACGAATCTTATGATCCGTTTCCCTTTCAAATATTATAATCAAATCTTCGTATGATGTCAACTCTTTGCTTTCATAATCATCTAACCAGTCTGTCAGTTTGTTCCAACTCTCACCGTCCATAATAGGCAAATCGTATTCACACATACCACCATAGTGTTTTCGTGGATCGAGACCATAGATGTCAATGCGGCCGCCGCACCAATACTCAGTGGTGTTTCTCTTTTGGAACCAATCAATCGAAATGGGACCACACCAGTTGCTACTGTAACTGATCACTCACCATCACCGAAGATTTGATCCACGTGATACTCTGTCGGATAGTGTTTCAGCAATCGTCTTGCTTCTGTTCGGACTGAACTAGGAACTCTTGGTGTTTGTTTTGGGTCACACAGACTCACCAAGAACTTTTCAGTCCTTAGCACAGCACTTTTGCGTTCGCTAGGTATTGTCATTTTCTAATT